CCAGCAGTCACAATTGATTCTGGATAATAGTAGTAATGCAGTTCTGCCGTATACGATGCGTTCGGCGTAGGGCCAAGTATGAAGGTTAGTTCATTTGACACCGTGTTGCTACTTACCGCTGGGCCAAAAATAGCGTAGTACGATGGCAGACCTGTGTCAGATGGCGTTGGATATGCTTCTCTGAGATAGTTCACATCTTTATTTAAAAGATAGTGATATTCATTAGCAGCATTAATTACTGCAAGGCTAAACGTAGCTAACCAATCCGATGGAGTGGCTAGATACTTGTTACCGCTAGTCGTATTTCCCGTTGTATTCTTACGGAAAGCGGGCATTTGCACCGTGTTATAGACGCTCTGCTCGGCAAGCTGTACAAACCTAGCAATCTGTTCAGCCGAAGTAAACGACCCAACAGTTGCTGGGAAATCGTTTTCAGCAAAACCTTTGATTGCAGCTGTTAATTGCGTGTAATTCATTACGCCATTGGTCCTCTAGAGGTAAAACCTTTAGTGGCACATCCAGATCCACGTTGCTTAATGCCATTTGTTTTAATGTTATCAGCAGCTGGATTACCCATTGATACACGTTTTGCTGGCATACCAACGGTAGTGCTATCTGATGATACGCTATTAGGATCTACTAACTTACCTTGATTTGGTTTCATTTTTTTACCGTCCATAGTATGTGGCTCGGCATAGACCTTGGCATCGCCAACTTCTTTACCCATCACTTTTTGAGAAAACTTAGCCATGATTAACGACCTCGTCCTGCTGATTTACGCATACCTTGGTTCTGAACTTTAGCCAAATTACGTCCAATTTTCTTCATTACGTCTTGGTCTTTGCCCAACATCTTTGGCTTTGACTTTAATACTGAAGCTGTTGGTCCGCTATCACCTAAGTTGCGTCCTTCTGTCTTGCCTTTTTTGGCTACACCGTCTGCATCACGTTTAAACATTTTTTACTCCTAAGTTGTTGTTACTGTTACGACACCTACCACACAAGATGGGGCAAGATCATTTGGTGTTAAACCGTTATCTCTAGCACCGCCAACAGGGTTCCATCCCCACTGAAATACTCTGCTACCCCCTTGGGGTACTCCATTTGCATCTGGGTTAACGCTATTGGTTAATATTACCTGTAAACCGTTATTTCCAGAAACTGTATAACTGATGTCTGGTCTTGGTTCCATTACCGCCTGTGGGTCATCAACAGGGTACATACCTAATGATAACTGCGGTTGATCTGGTTCCCAACACTCAGGACAAACCTTAATATTCTTCATTTGCTGCTTTACAACCAGCTTTCTAAGCTCTTTTAGCTTATAGCGCTGACCGCATCGATCACACTCCGCAATGGCAAACTTGCCACTACTGTATTTATTAGCCATAGAACGTAGTCCTTGGCACGAATCTAGAGGCGGCTTTCTCCCTATCCTCCGTAGATGCCATCAACCATTGTTCTTCGTATTCACTCTTTAAGAACTGCATTCTTGGCAGTCCATCTGGAAGCTTTTGTGACAAGTAAAACGCCAATCCAGCCACCATACAAGGCAACAAACGGAAAGGAATATCTGGTTCTACTGTGCCGTTAGTGCCAGCGTCCTGTATTCTGCGTAGTCTCCAATAGACAAAGGTGTAAGGACCACCACCAGCATCAGGGGTGGGCCAAACGTTAATACAAGGAAGGTTCTGTACTGTAATGGCTGCGCCTGTTGTATGACTAGCTGCAGTAGTACCGTTTTGACCACGATAGCAGTTTGTTAATACATTGCCTACAACGTTAGCGTAGCTAATAGTTTCGTTATCAATCTTAATAAATCCACCGATAGGAAGAGCGCTGGCGTTACTAACGGTAATAGATGTAGTTGTAGAGTCGATTGTGCCGTTCAAGGTAACAGAGGTAGAGTTACTTTGACCAGTTTGGCGGTTAAACCACATTTGAATAGGGCGACCAGTAGTCAACTTATTAGGGATTGTGGAGTAGGTAGACTCTGAAATACGGGTAATGTTGATGTCAATCTGGTTAGACTGAACACCGTTATTTTGGCGAACAACAGTATCTAAAAGGTCAATTGTATTTACAGGTACAGGATAAATAGCCTGTCCAGTAACCATTTCAATCTGACCTTGTTCAATAGTCCACAGATTAATACCACGATTAGCCCACTCTACAGTCATTAAATTTAAAGACCTACGTGCGGTACGCATATCGTAACCAGTACGCAGCTCTGTACCACAACGCTCAAAAGCCTCTTCGATGAGGTTATTGAGGTCTAAATTAAATGTAGTTGCGCCAGATGTACTCATATCTTCCTAAACGGCTTTACTTTTGCTTTTACCTTTTGCGGCTGCGGCACGAACTGCTGTCCCCGTGCTTTTCCTGCTCGTTTTGCTTTTGTCGTTGCTGCGTACTCCTGCGGGCTTAGGGCTTCTATTGCTTTTTTTGGCAGGTACCGTTCCCCCGTCTTGGACGATGGTTTCCCTGACTTGGTTGTCCACTTCTGGTCTCCCCAAGCCTTTAAAGATTTTTGCGATTTTGCTAATCCACTCATTTATATCCACCGCCAGCCGCCTTATATTTTTTTGCTACTAGTTGTGCTTTACGAGCAGACCATTGACCTGCGCCAGTACCATGTGTTGCAGCAGCTTTAACCTGAGAAACAATCCGTTTACGTAAGCTAGGCTTTGTGTAATTGCCAGCAGCATTAACCTTACCGCCTTCTTTAAACTGGGTAAAGTCAGTGTCATCTCTACGGGCTTTTCTTTTCCCGTTAGGCATTTTAGAGGGGGATATAGCTCCCATTCCTCTGCTAGGTCTCATACCATTCTTCCACGGGTTTTACCCTTAGTGCAGCATCCATCAGCTCGTTTAGACGCTGAGGATATTTTACCACCCTTGGCTTTTTTAACTGGTTCTTTGTACTTAGGTGGCTTACCTTTAAATACATCCTCAAGACTACGCTGATCCATTCTATCGGTAGTAACTTCTTGCAATGTACGTTGATCCATCTTTGCCAAAGTGTCTTTAGCTACTTGTTCAAGACTGCGTTGATCCATGTTTTTAACTTTATCTACTACGTAATCTCTAGCTTTACGCAATGGATTTAAAATTAAATTGCGAGTCTCTTCGTTTTCCTTACGGTCATCTTCGTAAGTCTGGTCATATCCGTTATTTGCCATGATTAAGCCCTTGTCTTTCCACGAATTGCACAACCATCAGCACGTCTAGATGCTGAGGAAACAGATCCACCACGTTTAAACGCACCAGATCCACCATCGTCAACCATTTCTTCTTTTTGACGTTTAACTGGAATCTTCTTGCCAGATTTAGTGGCTACTTCTTTAACGCCTTTTCCTTCGGTTGGATTACCAAAGTTTGGCTTACCCTGCTTAACAGGAATATCTTTGCCTTTAACAGAAACATTTCTGGTTGGCTTTAATGCATCCAAAGCTTCGGACGGGTTAAATCCTTCTTCAGCTCTACGAGTAGCATTCTTAGCTGCGCCTTCAGCAGCCTCTTTAGCTGTGCGCTTTGCACCCATTTCCATTACTTTTCTAAGCATTGGCTTAAGTAACCCAGATGGATTAATGTAGTCTTCTGGATGAACTGGCACTAAAGCTTGTTTTTTAGTCAAGTCTTCCATGCGCTTTCTTTCTGCATCCATATCCACTGCTGGCTTAGTAGGTGGAGCAACCGTTTGAGAGACCTTAGAGGTGCTTTTAGAGGCTGCACGAGTCACTGGGGCACCAATATCACGAGACTCTTCACTGGCATTCTCTACAAACTTCATAGCCTTGCTACGAGTATCTTCGTCAATGCTAGGAACTGGATTCTCTGGATCTACTGTTGAATATCCACCATTAGAGAACTTGCGTAGCTTCTTTTTCATCTTAGCAACCCTTCATCTTAATCATGGTGCCCTTGGTTTTGCCTTTAATTTCAATGCCACCACCACGAGCCATACAAACTTTACCGCCCTTTTTAAGGGTAGATAGGTTTGTTTTCTTACCGCCATGCTGTTGTTTATCATGCATACCAACAGCTTTTTTAACCATTTTCTTGTCTTGGGCAAGGTCTTTCTTCATCTCACCTTTTTCTGAGTGAGCCATGCCACCTTTTTTGAAGTTGCCTACTGCCGCATTTTTTGCTCCAGCGCCTACTGCGCCTGGCATACCCATAACATATTTACCAACACCCTTAACAGTGTCTTTTATTTTTTTAGTGACTGGATTTTCATCTGTTCTTTCAATATCTTCGCCAGGTAATTTAGGGGTTTTTCTACCCATACCAGCCTTCATAGCTGCTTCCATCACGCCTTTGTGAGTGGAATCTTCTAATCCACCCTCTGCAAATTTACGCATCTTTTTCATGCCACCACTCCCAAATTTTTTGCCTTTATCGGCATTTAAAAAATGCTCTCCAACGGAGGGCTTCATTCCAACCTTTTTAGCAAAAGCTGGGTTCTTGGCTATTGCAGCCATAAAATTGTGTTGTTTTTTAGAGACACTTGGCATTATTTATTTCCTAATAAGCTCGTCAATTTTGCCTTCAAGCTTGTTAAACCTTGCGTCAATGTGTTCAACAATACGTTCAACTTCTGCTTTAGTAACGTTATCACGAGCCACCTCTTCTCTTGTTTTGTTTAATAAAATATCAATCCGCTTAAGATCGTTAAACTTTTCATGCATCATATAGCCAATAAGGGCTACAAATATAGTTAGACCGCCTGTCCAGAGTTCCATCATGTTTAGCATTTCCACCTCGCTAAAGAGGCAGCCTT